CGGACTCCTCCACCTGAACTCGACTCGATTACTCGAGGCAAGACCACTCGAACTTCAGCAGAGTGCGGCCTTTCCTAAATTTAGAAAGGTCAGCTTCAGCGTTGGTGTTCGAGAAAACCAGTTCGCCCAGTTCAGGACGAGTAAGACTGGCAAATACGCCAGCATACCCGTCTAGCGCTCGCTTGAAGGATTGCTCCTTCTGGACGAGCACTAGCTCTTCGCTTCTTTGAAGCTTAGAGTTCCAACGTCGTGGCGCACGGTACTTCTTGAGCAATCTGCAAGCTATCTCTGTCCTATTGGGACAGGCTTGCAGAGATTCGGAGTCAGTTAAGGCACTAATTGTCATCGACCATACACCAACCGAGCCGTATAAGCTCGACGGGATGTACAGTTTCTGACGTTTAGCCCTCCTTGAAGACTCCTGTGACAGTATAACGTGTGCCAGTATGGCACCCGCTATTCTAACGTAGCCCTTACGAGCCATACCTATACAGTAAGCCAAAGTTGACGCAATGCCTGAAAGGCTTTGCGAATTCCTTCGCCAATATATAGGCGTGATATCGAAGGTCCATGGTCGTCCTAACCAGCATTTGTCAGCTGGGAAGAATAATGCATCGCAGCCGCACGTTTCTCGAAAGAAAGTGCGTCTACAGCATTTGATTTGGTTTAGACGCAACCCGGCATTGTTTAATGCTTGGGCAGCGTCGCTAAACCTATCTTCAGGTACGATAAGGTCATCCCCGTATACGCTAAATTCGCCATCCTCGAGGCCAATGGCCTTAAGGAGAGCATAATTTACGACGGAGAGTACTACGAAGCAGAGGGCAGAGCCCATAGGAGCGTAAGCTCTTATTGGCCTGACCTCACCTGTCACTGGATTCCCACAAAAACGAGAGCGTAAAGCAAAGAGTAGCGGCCTCCAATCTTGAGGGATGATCTGCCAGACCAGTCTACGACTGACCAGGTCAGATGCATCTTTTAGATCGAGAGTCGCCACCCGAAGGCCTCCACGCTTTAACACGTCGATGTGGTCGCCCTGAGAGCGGAATTTGACCGTCCCATTTGTCCTGCGTTCAATCACAGGCATGAGATAGTCGCATAACGCCTTCTCAAGGAACATCATCTCAAGTGGTTCTGAGCTGATTATCCTTGGACCACGAACATCTTTAGGAACAGCAATCACCCTTGTTATAGGGTGCTGCTGAAACTCCAGAAGATAGGGTTCGCGGGACCAATGATTGTCATTAAGATGAAATAGGTCGACACCGCCAAACGGCAGTAAAGCCCTATACATCCTCTTAAAGAACCATTTCGAAGCACCTAACTCACCTGTGGCAACTGAACCTGGACCGTGCGCAGGAAAAAGTTCGCTTAATTGCGGAACTTCACCTAAGGCACGATAGGTCCATCTGACACAGAGAGTGCGCAACCCGCGGCCGACCGACCCGCTTTTGGCGAGCCGAGTCATAGCTGCGGTGACGGACTCACGTTCAACCTCCTCAGACATGAGGCCCTCAAGTTTCCAAAAGGTTTTTCCATATGATCGCAGCATCGCCAAAAGGTGATAATGCTCATAGGTCCAATCTTCAGACTCTTCAGGGATACCCATGTCCAAGAGGTGTTGAGATGTAACATACCCGGTCGCAAGTGCAGTGTCAACTGCCTTTACTTCCGATATGCTACTATCATCGGCATTGTATACGCCGATGACCACGTGAGATAACCAACGATGTACTACATCGTATTGGTTCCTGGATAAGCTACGAGTCGCAATCGCTTCATCCTTCTCGGATGATAACGTTTTGATTATCGCAGCAACGGCAACTTCTGGTTGCACGATAAGGGCACCATAGTGGTGGTTAGTCTTTTTAGACATAACATTCCTTTACCAACGTTGAATTCGATTCTTAATGCGTTACAGTGGCATCTCCCTTACGGGGTGATACCATCAACTAGTTGCAAGACAACTGCATCTGCCGCGAAGTTTCGCACAAATGCAGCAACGTCTTTGCACATAGTATCCGTGATGGACGAACTGCGACAAACGGACAACATCAGACTAGCAATCACTGTTTGCTGAGCTCCAAGAGCGTCAACAACAGTTGTTGAAAATCTGATGATGTGCTTGTCAGTTCCCTTAACACCATTAGGCTTAATATCATGACTAATGATACAAGCCTGAGGTGCCGCAAGGGAAGTTGCAGTATTAATGTAACGTGCTTCCTTCGAATCTTGAGATTGCAAAGAAAAGCTAACAGCAGACCCTGCAGCGTTGTTAACGTTGAAAGAGTTCTGTGCCATAATCGACCTCTTGTTGAAGTTTGTGGTTTTATTGATGGACGCAAGGATCACCGTAGTTTTCTACATACGGTGAGAGCACCCATGGTTGTGAGCCGTTTCTTGGTTAGCCCTGCATTGTTCAATGTAGGCTCATCGAGAAACGTGGCTGAATACAATGGTGATCTGCTGAACTGTTCGGCCCAAGACGTCCCAACTCCATAGACGACACCAGTACCTGGTAGTCGGATCCAATTGGAGTGGGTTGTTCTTGTAAAGTCGGTGCAGCACGCACTCACAAAGGTAGCATTCCCTATCATCAGCTTTTTGGCTGACTCGGATACGATTTTGTCATATTCGAGGAGTTTGCTATTGATGTCGGCGATATAGTCGACAACAAAACTGAGTGGTATACAATTCCATGCAGTGGAGAGCGGAGTGGCGAAACCAATACTCTGTAACGCTAATAGCGTCGCAGCAGCATCGGACACGTCATACTTGGCATTCCAGTAGCTGGTGTAACCAACAGTCCTAACAGATGAGTACGAGGAGCCACCTCCAGTGTTCTCGAGCAATCCAGAAGTCGAACCCGATGCTCTACATTTAATAGAGAAATAAGGTTTTGAGTTCCTGAATGCGAGTTCATTGAGGCGCCCCTGTATGTTGCTAACCATATTGTATAAGTTTCTCACGTCACTTATCAATGGTTTCGCAACGAGCCAGTATGAAAGCCAGGTCTCAGAAGATCCGACAGCTATGTTTTTCAATGCTCTCTGTTCGCTAACACGATCTTTGATCATGTTACGGCGAATTTGAGCAAGTGAATAAGACATAATGCCGCCGAAAGTCTTTCCGAGGCCTGCTACAACACCAGTCAGAGACGAGACTAATCCCTTCACGGAAGCCATATCGAGTAAATTCTCGACGATGTTTACGCGTTGGTCATCTGGCATTGCGCCAGACAGCTCGTCTAGGGTCTGACTGATGAGACCGGCCACAGAAGGTAGGTCAGGTTGAATTAGATGGCGTTGAAACGGAGCCCAGCAAGCTGAGTTCACAATTTCAATCCAATAATTCGGATTACCTTGACGGTAATACCTGTATGGGCCTGATGTAGCAACTCGAGAAAATCTCGAGATGGTACAAGGGCGCATAGGCCACTCTTCGCCTCCTTTTAGAGGTCCAGAGTAGTCCACCATCTTCATGAGCAATGGGTTGCCCATGGAAGCGTTGCTAAGTTGGCTATATTGATCATAAGCGATGCCACTCAAGGTTTTTCCCTGACTAAGCTGATACTTATATCGAATACGATCCATAATAGTAACGCCTCACTGTTCATCATTGTATTGGCCCTTACGGGAAGCTTTCGCTCAGA